AAAGTAATGGCAGAAATTAAAGACGTTTATAGTTTAGAATTTAACGGTTCGCAGTTCCAGACTGAAATAAATTCAGCTATTGAAAGTATTGACCAACTAAATAACGCAATGGCCGAAGGCGTTGATGTTGCAGATGAATTAGAATCTGCGCAGGCTAATTTAGTTGGCGTGTTAAATACTGAGGCCAAAGGCGTTGAACAGCTAAATCAGAAACGCGATACTTTAGTTAAAACACAAAAGCAAGTTAATGCTGAATCTAAAGCTGGTGTAGCTGTTGGCAAACAATTAGATGCAACAAATAAACAGATAGCAGTTAGCACAGGGCATGCGGCAACACAGCAAAAAAGTTTTGCAGGTTCGTTACTTCAAGGTGCGCGTAATATAAATGGTTTGCGTCGCGCTGGTATGATGTTGGGTAATGTATTTAGAATGTTAGGCGGTTTAAATCCGTTTGGTTTATTGCTTACTGTATTGCCTACTGTAATAGATTATATTTTTGGTGCAACAAAAGCACAAACTGCATTTAACGAAGCATCTAAATCAGCTGTTGAGTCTTATGCTAAAGAAAAAGTAGCATTAGATGATTTATTTACATCACTAAATGATGCTAATGTTAAAGGTAGTGAACGTAGCGCAATTATTAATCAAATAAATGAGCAATACGGCGATTATTTACCTAACTTATTAACTGAAGCATCAACAGCTGAAGAAATTGCAGCGGCATATGATTTAGTTAATAACGCATTGATAAGAAAAGCTGTAACCCAAGCTAAAACGAATGCATTAGAAGCGGCTACAGGTAAATTATTACAAGATAGAATTGCAGCTTTAGCAAGACAAAAAAAGGCACAAGAAGATTTAGATGCTTCAGGAGTTGGTATACTTAGTAGAGATAAAGATGGTGAATTAGTATTTTCAACACCAACTTCAGATGACCAAGTACGCGCAATAAATAATTTTAAAGCAGCAAAAAAGAATTTACAAAATATAGATAAAGAATTTAAAGAAGAAGTTAAAAAAATAAATGAATCGGCAAAAGACCTTGAAATATCATTAGGTTTAACTGAAGTAACGCCAAGACCACCAAGACCACCAAGACCGCAAAAACCATTAACAGAAATTAACGCTAAAACTAAAAAAGAACTTGAGGATTTAAATAAAAGGTTTTTAAGAGAAGAACTTGAACAAAAAGAAGAGCAAAGGCAACAATATTTAATTGAAGAAAAAGTATTTTTAGATGACCTAAATAAAGAATACGAAGCATTTTTAGAAGAAAAAAGATTAGCTGATGAAAAAGCATTAGAAGAACGTAGGGCAGCCGAAGAAAAATATTTAAATGAAATTAGCTTAGAACGTTTTCAAAAAGAAATTGAAGATCTTGAAACAAATTTACAAGCTGGTTTAAAATATAGGGAAGATAATAGAAATACACAATTAGCGCAAGATTTGTTATTTTTAGAAAAACAGCGTAATCAAGAATTAGCAGCTGCAACAGGTAACGCTGAACTGCAAGCTAAAATAGATGAAAGCTATAATAAGAAAAGAAAAGATATTGAAAGCAAAGCTAATATTGATATTCTAAATTTGCGTATTGAATTTTTAGAAAAGATAAAAGAAGCATCTAAAGATTTTATTGACCCGGGTACACTCGCATCTATAAATAAACAAATAGCTGATTTAAAATTACAATTAGAAGAAGCTGGTAAAAGCATTGGCGAAGGCCTTGAACCGCCTGACCCTAAAAAACTTATTGAACAAATAGGTCAAGTAATTACAGGTGTTTCCGATTCTGTTTTTTCAGTTCTTAATGCTCAGGTTCAAGCCTACATTTCTGGACTTGACAAAGCAATAGATAAAAGCAAATCAGCATTAGATGAAATACGTTCTAATAGTGAAGATTTTAACGCAAGGCAATTAGAAATTGAAAAGGAACGTTTAGAAAAGTTGGAAGCTGAAAGGGCACGAGCTGTTGAACGTGAAAAGAATTTAGCATCTGTACAGTTAGCAATTAACGCGGCAATAGCTATATCAAAGGCGGCAGCTGAAGGTGGCGCGGCTGCACCTGTTACAATTGCACTTACACTTGCGTCACTTATTGCAGGTTTAGCACAAGCGCGTGTAGCAGCTGGTAACGCGTTTTATAAGGGTGTTGAATACTTAGAACGCGGCAACAATAAAGCAGGCCGCGATACAATACCAGCAATGCTAAACGAAGGTGAACGCGTAATTACAACCGATACAAATAATAAATATTGGGATGTGCTTAGCGCCGTACACAATAACAAAATACCAGCGGATGTGTTAAATACATTTTCTAAAGCATATCAGCAAGGCGGCATTAAAAACGCGCTTGGAGCATTTGGCGATAACGTTAGTCTTAGTTCTGAATTAGGGCAAAAATCTATATTTGTCAACGTGGCCCAGACTTACGGCGGCTTAGAAAACAGATTGGAACGTATTGAAAATGTTTTAACCGAATTGCCAAAGTACATGCCGCGTACAACAGTTAGCGCGAATGCTAATGGTATATTTAAAATTGTTGAACAAAGACAGGCGCGTAAAAACTTCTCGCGTAATTGGTCAAAATAACATAATTTTGTATAAACATTTAAACATTATAATGCTATGCCACTAATTAAATGCTTACCCAGTGATAACAAATGTATTTCAAAAAACATTAGAACTTTGATAGCTGAAGGCAAACCGCAAGAACAAGCGGTTGCAATTGCTTTAAATTTAGTAAAGAAATGAAATATTTAATTATAACTGTTATTGTTTTAGTTTCTGTTTTGCTTTATGTTACAATTGACAATAGCAACAAGCTACAGAAACAGATACAGAAAAACGAACAGCGAACCCGTGACAGTTTGTCACAAATATATGCTAAATTTGTGACAAAATCAGATAGCTTACAAGCGCATATAGATACGATGCAGACTACATTAGACAAACAAATAAAACAGTTTAGATATGACCTATCCAGAATTAAGATTATTAAAGTACCGATTGTTAATTACGATAATGCTTCTGACACTTTGCTCATTAGCCGCCTCATGTCAGATTACAAAGGTCGATAACGGTTTTTTAATTAGCCGCGACTATGCTGAATATATAGCCGCGCGTTTTGATAGTTTGGATGCTTATAAAATTGCATACGGCGAATGCGTTAATAGGGCCGTTGATTGTGATAGCATATTATATAGTGCTGAATCTGTTATTAAGGCAATGAAAGTACAGCAGAAAACACAAAGCGACATGCTATTATTAAAAAATGAAATGATTCAAAGTTATGAGCGCAGTAATATTATCTGCATTGACTATAAAAAGCAATTGAAGAAACAAACACGTCTTAAAAAAGTGTGGAAAATAACAACTTACGCGTTTATTAGTGTATCTTTGGGCGCGTTAACATATTCAATACTTAAATGAACGGCTTACTAATATATTTTGATGGGATACCTCAGGACCTTGACAACTTCAATGGTACCGAATCAGCAAGTTTTGTTTTTCGGCGCAAAGATGAAGCGGGAGATTCTGCGTTTTCATTTGCCCCTGAGTTAACTGTTGTTGGTGATACCTACGAATATGTTAGGCAACAAATAATAAACGCGCCTAATCCAAATATTGCAGCCATTGATGTACTGATTTATGATACATGCTGTTTAAATCCTGATGGTAGTGATAGGTTATTATTTACTGGCAAAATTGAAGGCGGTTCTGTACGTTGGTGTACATTCCCGACATGTGAAGCACAAGTAACCGTAGTTGATAATAGTCAGGATGCGTTAGCTATTAGGTGTTTGAAAAATAATTTTCCATGGGAAACAGGTCGAAATCATAGAGGAATAGACGAATTTAGACGCGCGCCATGGATGTACTACTGCAATGACTTAAAACCAAGTGCAACACAAGAAGCAATAATGATTGTAGGTATATTTGTTTTTGTAGTAGCAGGACCTATTTTATTATTTTTTCAATTAGGTAATATTATTGCAGGCAATGGTCAAAATATATTTGACCAATTATCTAACTTTATTGTAGGATGTAATAAGAAACATATATCACCATATTTAGATAGTCAATTTAGAAACCTATGTAAAATTTGCGGCTTAGGCTATCAAAGTAGTTTATTTGATGTGGGCGGTTATTATCATAATACCGTTAGAATTGATATGTCATTTAGACCATGGTCAGGTACATCTTCAAGATTTTCAGCAATTGATGATAATTCACCAAACTTAAACGGCATACAGTTTTTAGATGCACTTAAAGAATTTAATATTGAATGGCGCGTTGTAAATGGTGTTTTACAGATTGAACGCAAAGATTATTTTGCAGGTGTTGAATGGTTTAACACAGATAACTTACAACCTAATCAATTATTATCTATTTGCTATGAATCTTTAGGGGAACGCCCTGCTGCTTATGCTGAATATCAATACCCTAAAGATGGTGTTGATAATAGCGGTGATGAAGTTGCGCGCCGTTGGACTGACCGCGTTATAGATTGGAATCCAACAAATAACCCACAACAAGTAGGATTATTTAGTAAAACATTTACATTTTCAGCTACACAATTTAGATTCGATGC